TAGGCTTGCAGCACAAAGGGCGCCAAAAGATCCGGACATTATTGCAATAGCAAAAAGAACGTACCCAAAGCTTCCTGAAGATCAGGCTATCCAAAAGTATCTTGATGCTAAAAAAGCAAGGCCTACTCCTGCTGCGCCAAGGCAAACCGAGGCGCAGTTGCTCGCATCTTTGCGAGCAAAGAAAAAAAGAGGCCAGCAATTGACTATTGAGGAAGAAGAGTTGCTTTCTGTGCTTACCGATAAAGCAACAAGGAAAAGCAATCTTGAAGCTCTTTTTGAAAGATACGCGCCTCCCGCTCAATAAAGAGGGCTACGATGCCTAACTTCACGGTCATCGGTCCGGACGGAAAGAAATGGAATGTTCCTGCACCTGAAGGGGCAACCCAAGAAGATGCAGAAGAATACGTTCTAAAGTCTAAGTACGGAGTCAGTAAGCCTGCGCCCAGAAAGCAGGAGCCTGCTCGCGTGGACTTTATGCGTGAGGGACAGGCTTCTGCTGCGCCGGCTTCACGACCTTCTGTTAGGCCGACATCGGAAACGCGCCCGGCTCCGGCTGTAGAACGACCTGCTGCGCGACGATCTCCGACGCCATTGAGCGTGACTTCGTTGCTTGTTGAGCCGGCAGCGTCGATGCTGACTGGCGTTTTGAGCCTGCTTCCGTCTTACGCTCGAGGCGCATACGGCCTTGCAAAAGGCGAGTCAGACCCGGAAGCCGCAGCAGCGATTCGCGAAACTCAGCGCAAGATGACGTACGAGCCGCGCAGTGAGATGGGCAAGTTGGGTATGGAGACGATCCGCCCTGCTGCGGAGGTCCTGTCGATTCCGTCGCAAATGATTGGCAAGGGCGTTGAGAAAGTGACCGGCTCCAAGGTTGCCAGTACCGTTGCCGAGGATGTGCTCGGGCCTGAAGTTCTGCTCCCTGGCGCTGTAGCGGCTAGAGGCTTGATGCGCCGCCGTGCGGCAGCGAAGGCTGTCCCTGAAGCTCCGCCTGCCGTAACTCCAGAGCCTCCGCCAGTTGTTGCGCCAGAGCCGCCGCCTCCTGTGGTGCCGGAAGTCAAGGGGAAAAAGGGCAAGAAGCCCAAGGCGTCGAAACTGCCGATGGTTAAAACGCCGGATGAAGTTAACACGCAAGTAGTGAAGTCTGAGATTAATCTTTCTCCAGACCCAGAACTTGAGGCTGCGCGTATCGCAGCGCGTGATCTTCCGGAGAACGTCGTCCCCGGCATGAAGACTGGCGAGCGCGTAGCGCCTACGATTGCTGCGCAGCAAAAAATTACCAATGCTGCAAAAGAGTTGCTGGAGACTGGAGAGGTCAAGATTGACCCCAGCATCCCGCCGTTCTTGCAGGTTGCTAACTTGCTTCAGTCTGGGCGCTTACGTCCAGATGTGTACGTTGACATTCTCAAACGTAATGAGCTGACCCCAGATGAGTTTGCAAAGTCTTACGTTCAAGAAGTTTCGCAGGCTGGTAGAACGCTGCAAATTCTAAGTGACTTTAGGAAATTTACTCGCGAAGCAGAAGATGCCGTCGAAGGCATTAATACCCAGGCAGCGGGTGGAATCATTGATGATCGCGGTATATTTAAACGGGTAGAAGACATTCGTCGCGGACTTATGGTGTCGCAACTTTCGACTGCGGTACGTAATGCTACGGTCGGAGTTGGCAGATCCATTCTTGATACCGGGACAAAGTTGATTGACTACGGTATCCAAAAGGTTACTGGCAAGGTCAACCCAGAGATGCCGTTGACGACGGCAGGCGATGCGTTTGGGCAGGTAATGAACTTACTCAATCCAAAGCAAGCCATGGACTTAACCAAGCGTATCCTTGAGGTTCGCCCCAAGGAGTACGATGAAATGTTCCGTCAGTACAACGCTGGCGTAACGCTTGGCGGTAAAGCTCCGGACATTTTAGGCGGCGCTGAGAAAGCAGTTTATGCGCTTAACGTCTTTAACCGATTCCAAGACAGCGTGATGCGTAGCGCCGTCTTTGCGGATTCTGTTGAGCGCGGGATGAAAGCACGCGGCCTTGACTTCCACGAGGTGATGAAGTCCAACCGAATGGGCGATATCCCAGAGGATATTGTTCAGCGCGGCGTTGAAGACGCCATGGATTTCACATTCTCAAACAAGCCGAAGACAAAGGCTGAGCAAGCCGTTGTTACCGCTATCGATAACATTCCGCTTGCTACAGTGGCAATCCCGTTCCCGCGCTTCTTGGTAAACTCGATGCGCTTTATGACGGAGTACAGCCCCGCTGGCCCGCTGCATCTGCTTAGCAAGAACGAACGGGCTGCGCTCAAGTCAGGCGATACCAGATTGCTATCTAAAGCACTTGCTGGGTCAGGCCTTCTTTACGGGGCATACGCGCTGCGTGACTCAGAATACGCTGGCGAGAAGTGGTACGAGCTGAAGGGTGAAGATGGCAAAACAATCGACATGCGCCCGTATGCGCCGTTCTCTGCGTATCTGTTTGTTGGCGATGTTATAAAGCGCAATCTGGATGGTACGCTGTACGACCTGAAAGGAGCTGATATTACCGAAGCACTTGCCGGCATCGGCTCTGATAAAACCGGGCTACAACTGGTTGACGGGGTGCTTGGCGAATTTAGAAAAGACCCAGAGTTTGGAGCCAAGAAAGCAGAAGACTTTCTTGCGAAGTTAGGCGGCGAATACGCCGGCACATTCTTCATTCCGTTTCAGCAAGTTCGCGATGTCATGGCGGAGTTTTCGCCTGAAGAGGCCAAGGTTCGCCGCGTTACGGAAGAGCCTCTGACTGGCCCAATAACTTCCAAACTTCCTGTCGCTGGACGCGAACTGCCAGAGTCGTTCTCATACACCAACCCGCAGCCTCGGGTTCGCGAGGCTCCTGGGCTTCGTCAGGTTACGGGTGTCACGCAAATCTCTCCAAAGAACGAAGCCGAGAAAGAAATGGATCGGCTTCAGATTAAGGAGTTTGAGATATTCAAGCGCACGGGTAATGCTGATGCCGACAGGCTGATTGCATCGAAGACTTCTCAAATTATCAACGATGTGATTTCAAAGTTTGTCCAAGATCCCGAGTACGCGCTTCTGACTAATAATCAAAAGCGACGCAAGCTCAAAGAGATTTTGTCTGATACAAACTCCTATGCACGGAAAAAAGCCTTAGAAGAAAACCCTGAGGCTTTTGTAGAAGACATAATCAAAAAGTCGCTGAGCAAAGATGAGATTCGCGTTTTAGAAGAGGCAGGGGTCAAGTTCCCAGAAACCAAAGCAAAAGGCGGCGTGGTTTATACCCCCTCCGAAGAACTCTTGCTAAGGCGCTACGCAAGCAGGTAGAGTCAAGCCCATGAAAAAGAAGGACAAGTACACGCCTGTCCAGATCGAGGACGGCAAGTGGTATCGCGTCCGTGGGTATACGCACACGGAGTGTTGCGACTGCGCTTTGGTTCACAAGGAAGAGTTCCGGATGGTCGATGGGCACTTGGAGTGGAGAGCCACCCGAGATGACAAGGCCACCGACAAGCGCCGTAAAGAACTTGGAATAAAGGTGGATCGTGCCAAAGAGAATATCTGACGAAGAGTTCATATCAACTTGGATCAGACTTAAAAAGCCTAATGAAATAGCAAAAGAACTGGGGGTGTCGCAAAGGCCAATGATGTCCCGTCGCCGCAATCTTGAAGCCAAGTACGGGATTGCGCTGCCCACAGTTAACAAGAACAACTCTCAAAGTGATAAAACCCTGAAGGGGCACAGGGTATCCAAGATTGCTGAGGACCGAGCCCGGCGGTACGAATCAGAGATGCTCGATACGCTGGACGAAGGCGTAGTAATGATTGCCTCGGATGCGCACTACTGGCCCGGCATCGTGAGCCCAGCGCATGAAGCGTTCTGTAGATTAGCCAAGAAACTTAGTCCAAAAATGATCGTGCTGAATGGCGACATCTTGGACGGTGCCCGCATCAGCCGGCATGCCCGGATCATGTGGGAAAAGCAGCCTGAACTGAAAGAAGAGATCCATGCCGTGCAAGACCGGTGCGCGGAGATTGAGCGTGCTGCGGGTAATGCGAAGCTCATCAGGACGATTGGCAATCACGATGCCCGCTTTGAGAACTACCTGTCTGGCCGGATTGGCGAGTTTGAAGAAATGACCGGAACTACCCTGCTTGACTATCTGCCTCGGTGGAGAGCGGGCTGGTGCTTGCATTTGAACAGGGAGCAAGATGGTTGGCTTGCGATCCGGCATCGACCTGTATCCGGTGGGATACACGCCTCCTATAACAGCACCCTAAAGGCTGGCGTCTCTTACGTGCACGGGCACCTTCACAAGCTTCAGGTAACGCCCTGGGCGGACTATCGCGGCCGGCGGTATGGTGTAGACGCCGGTACCCTTGCTGAGCCTTACGGGCCTCAGTTCAACTATGCCGAAGCCGGCCCGGTCAACTGGGCGTCGGGCTTTGCGGTCATTACCTTCAAGGGCGGCAAGATGCTTCAGCCCGAGCTGTGCGTGGTCGAGCACGGCAAGGCATGGTTTAGAGGGGAAGAGGTATGACTCGCTGCCAACAGTGCAGGCACTTCATCAAGACCTACGAGGACGAGGGCTGGTGCTCGAACGGTAAGTACTCCGGGTTTATCGAAGTCAAGTTCAACGAAGAGCGGTGCAAGGGAGAAGGCTTCGTTAGGGAAACCGAACTCCCTCTGACTCAGCCTTCTGCGCCTGAAGCGAATCCACATACGCTGTGATGATGGCTTCAATTAACTCATCGTATTGAGTAGGCGTAAAATCAAGGAAGTTGTACACCCCGATAGCCTCAATGAAGTACCCACCGGCAGCGGCTGCGTCGTTGATAGCGGCTTGTTCGTTTGGCGACTTGTCGATCATGTAATCATCCACGCACTTTAGTGAACAAAACCTGGCTGTTCGTCGGGTTTCCCCCGATGGCGGGGAGTACATGAACCCTCTCGCCTCCCGATGACACATCGGGCATAAACCGAAACTCCGTAATCTCTGTGTACTTGCCATTCTTCTGAACCTTGATCTCGGTGGGTTTGAGTAATGCATCTGCATTACCAAGGGCGTCTGCGGTCGAGGTCGGCAGGATGCCGGGACCCTTCATGCGCTTGCGCCACCACTTCACTGCCTTGTCTCGAGGGTAACCCTTGTGGTCGAAGCAGACCCACTCCCGAAACACTTCCATTCCGGATCGATATTCCACGCGCATTGAGTCCGGCTTGCCCGGCTTATTGTGCCGGCGATAGAAGACCGCATTGACCTTCTTCCACTCGGCCGGAGCGTCCACGCTCATAATCGGCAGCGTCGTCGCCGTAGAGGCGATCTCAGGCTCTCTAGGGGGCCAGACATATCCACAGTCGGGACATTCCATGGAGCCCGCAAAAACGATGCTATGGCATTCTGGGCATGTCTTGGTCGGAGCCTCGCCGCCCTCTTCGCTACGCCGGGGCTTCTTGGGATTGACCTTATCCACCGGCCCGTGTCGGGCGACGTTGCCCGCAAAGTCCAGCACCAGGCAGTCCGTCTTGCCGGGCGAGTTACGCATCCCCCGTCCCATGATCTGTATGTACAAGCCGGTTGAGCAGGTAGGTCTAAGCACCGCAAGGAGGTCCACATTCGGGGCGTTGAACCCGGTCGTCAGAACTCCCATGGATGCAATAGCCCGCAGCCTGCCGGCCTTAAAGTCGCGGATGATCTCGTCCCGCTCTACCCTTGGGGTGTCCCCAAAAATGGTTGCACAGTCGATGCTGTGCTTTCCCAGCAGCGAAGCAATGTGGGTGGCGTGACTCACGCCAGAGCAGAAGATCAGCCACGAGCGCCGGTCCTTCCCGTACTCCAGAATCTCCTCCACCACGGCAGCGTTGATGTCGTCCTTGTCAACGGCTTTCTCGAGTTCCCCTTGGATATACTCGCCGCCTCGCATTCCAACCCCGCTCACCCCCAGCTGCGTCTTGGGTTGCTTAGATACCAACTTGGTAAGGAACCCCTCGCGCACCATGTCGGAAAGCGGAGCCTCGTACGAGACCGAATCAAACAGCGCATCCTTGCCGTCGTACAGGAGCCCCGAGTCCAGCCGATATGGTGTAGCAGTTAACCCAATCACCCGCATGTCCGGGTTCATCACCTTCAGGTTGTTCAGAAACTTCTGATACATCGTGTTGGCTTTGCGCGGAATTAGATGCGCTTCGTCAATCAAAACGATATCGACCTTGACGAACTTCGATGCCTTTGAATGCACCGACTGAATCCCACAAAACACAATCGAAGGTTCGTACTCGCGCTTGTTCAACCCGGCGGAGTTGATGCCGGCCGGGGCTTCGGGCCAGAGACTCTTCAGTTCATCGTAGTTCTGCCTGATCAACTCGCGAACGTGCGTCACTACCAGAATCTTCGTATCTGCCCACTGGCCGAGAACCAACCGGCAGAACTCCGCAATCACCAGGCTCTTCCCTGTGCCAGTCGGCAGGACGATGACGGGGTTGCCATCATTCTCCTGCATGTAGCGCATGGTGGCTTCGATGGATTCCTCTTGGTAGTAGCGCAGTTTAATCACGAGTCAAGTTCCTGTTTCGGTAATGATTTAATAATTTCTTTTGCGACATGTTTCACATGTTCAAGTTCTCTGTCAGAGAACGACATGATCAGGCTATATGCATACAAATCTAGTGCTTTCAAAATGATGAGCAAATCTTCTCCGGTGAGTAGCATCGTTGACTCAACGTCGTCGTCTGATACTTCATCTGGATCTATGCTGCGGTGTCTGTCCATACCGATCCGTCCCTCATCAGATACTCAACCCAGTTAGGGCCAGAGTTTATCTGCTCTCCCGGTATCAGATCGGGAACAAACAAGTGGTGTTCGCAGCCTCGTTTCTGCACTTCAAGATCCAAGCTCTTGTTATGCCACTCACATTTCCACCCGCCAGTCGGAAGCGGTGTACTGTGCAAGCAGGTCCTGCACGATTTCTGTCTCGGCATATCGTCGCCGTGGCACATCTGACTAAAGGTGCAGTACTTGCACTCGTGCCATGCCGGGTCGTTCGACAGTTTGCCCGGAGGCTTCGGAGCGAAGATGACGCGCTTCGCCTTCTCAACAAACATCTCCGCCTCTTCTTGTACGTACAACGTACACACACTCATCAGATCGCGAACGCCGGGTGAGGCTGCGGTAAGGTAGTGCTTCTTCGTCCCAAAGAAATGCATGTAGATCTGAGCCTGCGCGTAGTACACGTAGTCCCAGTTCTTCAGCGCGGTGGATTCATCCGTGAAGCGCAACTTCTGCAACTTCTTAAACTTGTTCTCGTTGATGACCTTGCACTCCCAGACGTAGAGTTCGTCCGGGTCTTGCAGGAGACCATCGATAAGCCCGTCGCAGTTGCCGCGAAAGTGCCCGCCGATTGCCTCAAAAGAATGCTGAACACCGGGTTCCTTTTCCGTGGAAAGATTAACGCCAGGCACAAGGCGAAGCATGTCTGCAACTACCTGTTCGCCCCGATGTCCATCATTGATTCGTCGCAGCCCACCGGCTTCGATAAAGCCTCGCCTGACCCAGCGAAAGTTAAACCATAACTTCCGCTCACAAGGGTCTCCCACAGCAGATGCACCAAGGTATCCGCGTGGACTATTTTCTTGCAAAGATTCCATCGCAGCGTCTACAGCGCGCAACGTGAGATCTTCAGTGTCTGGAATCTTGACCATTTCTCCTCCAAGGGGAGGCGCGACATCCGGCAGGTGGGTGGCAATTTAGCAACGGGGGAGTTGCTATCCGGATGCCGCGCCTCTTTGTGTTACTTCTTGTGACGTTCCCACGGCTTCGGCGCAGCGGCCGAGGCAGTGGCAACAGGAGCAGCCTGAGGAGCAGCGGCTGCGGGGGTCGCCCCGTTCAATGGGTAGTACGCAGCTCGTGCGTCAAGACCACCCATCTTGTTTTCCTTGTGGGTAATAGTGACCTTCATAGGCTTGAAATGCAACTGCTCGGTGTCCTCAAAAACAGACACGCCAACCGCGTTGCAGATGTTGCCCAAAGTCTTCTTAGCAATCTTGACAGTCGCCTCGCTCTTGTTGAAAAGATTGAGACGCTCCCAGAAACGACTGCCCGCGTACTTCGGACCCATCACCTCCAGCTCCAGCCAGATGTACTGACCGTCGCCCGCCTTCGTGTCGCGAAGATCCGACTGCACGATCTGCATCGTGTAATCCCCAGCCGGGAGAATCTCTCGGGTGTTCTGTGTGAGATCGCCAGCGTCTGCGACGTTGAAACTTAACTTTGCCATTTTAATTAACCTCCAGTTACGTTGTTCATAGCCGTGCTCAGCGCATCGGCAAACTTGTTGTATTCGAGCGAGAGCATGTCGGGCAGCGGCCAGCGAGACTTCGCCTGCCAACCCGGACGCTCTTGGGTGTACAGCACCCGGTTACCATTACCCACAGCGCGAGTGATCTTCTGGTTGAAACCCACATCACTCTTGACAGTCGAGTACTGCTGATTGGCAAACATCAGAATGTCGCACCACTCAGCAATCAAGCTTGAGCTGCCGTGATGCAGGTCCAACTGATACCGGTCATACGGGTCAGCGAGCGGATCATCAAACCGCTTCACTTGCGTATGCGCCAGCACAATCACCTGCATCCCCTGCTCGTTGCGCAGGTAATCAAACGCATCAAGAATCTGACGCCAGTAATCCGACGCAGCCTTGTAGCCGCGACCGTACCCGATGGCATCGATGGTCTTGACGTTGTTGTCTTCCGCAACTCTCTTGTGAATCAACTGCTCGGCCCAGTCCGCAGAGTCAAGCACTACGGTGCCAAACTCATGCGACTCCGATGCCAAGGCGCTGATGCAATCCATGATGTCTTCAAACTTCTGACACCTGGGGAAGGCATCGGCGTTGATGGCATCCAAGCCCTCTTCGGTCTGGATGAACACCGGCTTCGGGGCTTGCGCCGCAAAGGTAGACTTGCCGATGCCGTGTGTGCCGTACACCACAATGCGTGGCGGACGAGCAACGCCTGTCTTTCTCAAACTACTTAGTGATATCGCCATCTCATTAAACTCCTTGAACAATGGTTACTGCGGTTTTGGCTGGCTTCACAGTTAATGCAGCCGAAAGGATCTTGTAGAACTGCGGCTCGTTGTTGGAAAGGTACTTGACCCCAGCATCGTCAAGCTCGCGCTTCATCTTCACAGGATGCAGACTCTCGGGAATCTTCGTTGCAATCTTTGCATCGAAGATGTCCCAATCAATCTTGCGGTTGAGCTTGCCAGTGATGGTGATCTTGAAAGCCCCGACCTGATGGGTCTGGGAACCTTCCTCTCTTGAACCGAGAAGAGCGATCAACTCTTCCTCGAGGGCTACTCGCTTTTCGGTAGCCTTCTTCTCTTCGATCTTTGCTGTAAACAACTCTTCTGCAATTTCAATTTCAGTTTTCATTTCAGGTTTCCTTGGTTTGTCGTTAATGCCGACATAGAGAGCGTACACCCCCTTGTGACGGAATGCAAGTGGTGGCATGATGTCACCCTCAATACAGCATGGAGCTACCCGATGAATGAGTTCTTGAGGTACATACGCGATAATGACTTGACGCATCAGCAGTTCGCTGCTATGTGCGGGGTTGACAGGTCAACTGTTACAAAGTGGATCAGCGGGTCAAGATCCCCATCGCCCAAGGCTGTGCGCATCATCAGCCAGAAAACAAAGGGCGAAGTCGCAAGCACTGAGGCAAGCGCGTCAGATCCCTATCACAAAAGGCTGATGCTTGCACTGCTCAAGAACGGACTCACCATCCGTGACGGAGCGAAGAAGATGCGAATGAGTCGCAACACATTAGCCAAGTATGCCAAGGGTGAGGAAGTTCCCAGCGCCCGGACCCGCGAGCGTATACACAAGTTTTTGGGTGTCAAATGATCGACCTGGTTATTTACGGAAAGCCCGTAGGGAAAGCCCGCCCAAGATTCGGTCGCAGCCGGTCGGGGAAGACCGTGACGTACACTCCGTTCAAGACCAAGATGTACGAGCAAGAAGTCAAGACTCTTGGGCAAGTTGCCATGTTCGGCAAGTCCATGTTAGAAGGGCCGGTAAGGGTCACGATCACGGCGTACTTTTCGCACAAAACGAAAACGGGATATCACACATCACGCCCTGATCTCGACAACATCATCAAGGCAATACTGGATGGATTGAACGGCATCGTCTTCCATGACGATGCAGCCGTTGCAGAAATCATTGCCTCGAAAAAGTACGGGGAAGATAGGGTGGAGGTTCAAGTTCAAAATGTCTGACAACTTCATGCACAAATTTGGCGCGAAGCTGAAAGATTCCGGCTATCGCGTAATCCCCATCATGCCGGGCACAAAGCGTCCAGGTCGGTGGGACGGTGGCAAGTGGGGGGAACTGTCGCGCTGGAACGATATCGATGCGCAACTTGCGCACATCGACATCTGGGCTACATGGCCGGGCTGCGGTATCGGAATCCTAGCCGGCGAGGTCGTCGCTATCGACATCGATATCCTAGAGCAGGATGTTGCCGTACAAGTGGGACAGGTGTTCTCAAATATTCTTGGGCAGACGGACATGATCCGTATCGGTAAAGCGCCCAAGGCTTTGTACCTGTACAGAACCAACGAACCGTTCAGCAAGATCTCCATGCACCCCATCGAAGTGCTGGGTGCTGGCCAGCAGTTCGTGGCTTATGCAATACACCCCGAGACTTGTGAACCGTATCGCTGGCCGGTCAGCCCCCCGCATGAGACGCCCGTCAGTTCGCTGCCCCTCGTAACCAGAGAGCAAGTCCTGCACGCTTGCGAGGAAGCGTACAAAATACTGCCGCCCAACCTTCGCAAGAAGGTACTGCGCACTGTCATCCCAGACAAGGATGTCAAGGCTTCGCAAGACGGACTCGTCGGCACCTTTGCTGCGGTCGAGGACGCTCTTCGCTACGTTCAAAACCCAGACCTTTCTTGGGATGACTGGAACAGAATCGGCATGGCCATCTACTGCGCCACCGAAGCAAAGGGATTCACCATCTTCGATCAGTGGTCGCAGTCCTCTGGCAAGTACAACCAAATCGAAACCCGCCAGCGGTGGGATCACTACAGCAAGTCGCCGCCCACAAAGATCGGTGCCGGCACGCTCTATTTCTTGGCCCAGCAAAGCGGCTGGGTACCGCCCCCGCACATTGATCTCAACCCGATGAAGACGCCAAAGGTCGATCTCACCGGGCTAGATAAGATGGTAAAAAAAGTTACCCGAAGCACTCGAGAGAACTTCCCGCAGGAGTGGTTCCAAAGCCCGTCGCTGGTCGGGCGCGTTACCCGCTGGATCAACTCCACCGCCCAACAACCGCAGCCGACGTTCGCGCTGATGAACACGCTGTGCATGTTCGGCGCAATCTTTGGGCGGCGGTACGCAATGGCCAGGCTGAATACCCGCTGCAATATTTTCGTGATCGCCGTCGCAAAGCCCGGCGCAGGAAAGGATCACTCGCGTCAGCGCATCAAGGAACTGATGGCACTGACCGGTCTCGGGCAGCTGATCTGCGGCGACAGGTTCAGCTCGGGTGTGGCGATTCTAAGAACGCTTCACGACTACCCCTCTCGCATCTCACACCTCGATGAGATGGGGCTGTACCTTCAAAGTCTGACGGCACGCAATGCCGCATCCCATCAGCGCGATATCATCAAGACCCTGCTCGAGGTCTACTCCTCCAGCAGCGGTGTGTACCACGGGCAGGAGTACGCAGACTCCAAGGATCGCCAGCGCCTCGACATCAATCAACCAAACTTCAACTTCTTTGGAACCACAACTCCAAGAACGCTGATACCCGCGCTGAACCACGACATGGTGGATAACGGAACGCTCAGCCGAATACTTCTCGTACCGCCGTTCGATGACTACCCGGATGCGCAGATCCCCGACAACACAGAAGTCCCGCAGGACATCATCGAAGATATCCAACACTCGGCGCAGATCATTCCCTCAGGCATCGGCAACATGACCAATATCCAAGGGATTCCAAACTCCGCAGTCGTACCCATCGTAGTCGAGTGGGAAGATGCAGCCTTTGCGGAGTACAGCAAGATGCGCGAATGGCAAATCAACCAGGCACGCAAGGACGATGCCCTGTGGGTTCGGTACACCGAGATCACCGTGAAGATCGGAATGATCGAAGCAATCGCTCGCGATCCAGTAAGTCCTATCTTGACGTTCGATATTCTCAAGATGGCAAACGACCTAACTCGTTGGTCGTTCAACTACACCTCTGACCTTATCGTCAAGGAAATCTCGGAGAACGAGATCGAAGCCTCGCACAAGAAGATCCTAAACATTATCCGCAACTCTGGCGACGATGGCATGAGCACCACCCAGATCGCCAAGGTTTGCCAAGGCATGAAGGCCCGTGATCGAAACGAAATACTTCAAACCCTCGTCGAGTCCGGTGACTTGCTGGAAGAAGTAATCAAAGGATCGATTGGGCGAGACCGCAGGGTCTATCGCGCAAGGGTCAGATAAAAAAGCCCCGGCGCTGGGCCGGGGCAAGTCTCACAAACAGGAGATAACACGAGATAGCACGGGGGGATCTTATCCCCTCGGGTCTTTGTTCGCAAGCCAAGAGACGTACCACAAAGTCTTGCCGGCGTCCTGCTCAATGGCATCCTTGTGCCCGAGCCGCCAGAGATACGCCACTGCCGTCCCCTTCAGAAACCCCCTCCACTCATCGGGTGTCAGCATCGCCTTGATGGCATCGATGCACTCGATGTCACCCTTCTTGTAGTGACTTGGATTTACGGGATCGCTTCTTTCGCTTGGCGTGGCTGAGCTTTGCCATTCGCTGGTAGTGCTCTCGCGGTCTGCGCTTTTTATCTCCGCTAGCAGAGCTTCCACCTCGCTTGCCGATAGCGGCGAGGTACTGTTTGATGGCATCCTCATTAACCTCCATTTTTAAAACTCCCAGTTTCTAATGCACTCTTAACGCTTTCAATCACATTATCCCACGGTGAAACCATACTCGCTCTGGGGAAAACCTGAACGCTCGGGTACCACAGGCTGCGACCATTGCGGGTGTTGCCCCAGTACCACAACTTGTTTGCATCCATCAAAAGAACCGGTACACCCAGAGCACCGGCCAGATGAACGGTGGAACTGCTGATCGATACCACCACATCACATTGCATACAGATCGCAGCAAGCCCCTCAAAATCGCTCCAGAGGTTCACAGAGCTTGTCACGATGTTCGTGCCATGCTTGCGGTTGAACTCGTCAATGGCCCGCTTATCGCTGCCGTATTGCAGGTTTAAGATGTTGTAGTCGCCCTTCAAAATAGGCATCAGCTGCTCAAGATTGACGCTCTTGTGCGGCCCAATCTTGATGGCGCTGCTGATCCACGACATCCCCACCGTCAACTTGTTCGGGTCAAGCCCGAGTTCTTGGCGGTACTTCTCAACCAGTTCGGGGTCAGCCTTCAGGTACCGCCGGGCTGCGTGAACCTCAATGTCGTCCAGCTCTTGAATAAATGTTCCGCCAATGCTGGCGAACGGAATCTGCGTTTCATGTAACGCAGCCTGGACTTGATCCAAGTTCGACATGAAGTTGATGTCCGGCATCGACCGCTTGAAGATCGGCACCAGCCTGGGATCTACCATCGCCGTCACGTAACCCGCCTTCTTGCGAATGGCCGGGAGCAACGATCCGTAAATGATCTGATCCCCAATGCCCTGCTCACCCCAGACCAGCGCAGAATTCGCATTGCTGCTCGTAGTCCACTGCGGTTTCTGAGTGACCAGCTTACGACTCTTGAACCTCTCGCTCTGCCAGCGTTTTTCATACAACGGCCAGCCCGTCTTGAAGTCGTTCATCTGTAGCGACAGCAGCCCCAAGATCCAGTTTGCATTGGCATCGTCCGGGGCAATTTCATTTGCTAAACGAAAGTCCTCCATCGCCTTGTCGTACCGGTGCATCTCCCAGTGCGAAGCACCACGCTGAATCACTGCGTGCAAATACTTCGGGTTCATCTCGAGCACACGATCAAACTGAACAATCGCTTCGTCGTACTTTTGCTGAGAAGACAGGCTGATCCCAAGATTCACAAGGTCATCAACCTCGGGATTCATCCTCTTCATGGCTGCGCAGTAGTACTTCTCCGCCTCCGGGTAGTTGCCCCTTATCTGGAAAAGACGCGCCTTCGCACGGTATGCAATCGGATCTTTCGGAGCGAGAGAGATCGCAAGGTTACACAGATCCATAGCCTCATCCAGCTTGCCCGCCTGGAACTTGGCTTCAATCTGCTTGATAGTCTTTTGATGCTTTGTCATGTCATCGATGCCACGGCCATCCATTCGCGGCCGTATTCAACGTCGCACCAGTCCTTAAACCAAGGACCGCCCCTCGTGAAGTGAACCGCTATGGGATCCGGTTCGTCAGACGGTTTGTACCAACCCTCAAGATAGTTGTACGTCACCGGAAGGTAACCCATGACATCATCAGTGAGCCATTCAAACCTGTGAAGATAACTCGGTGTCGCAACATTCACAATCTCTGGCGTTAGTTGCTTAACTTGTTCATGCTCACAGTTGATGAACATGAATGAACTCCAGTTCTTGCGAGGGTAAAGATGCTGCGGTCGATGATCCATTTTGACCGTTTCGGTCGGCCGGTAATCGTGCGGTACAACGAAGCACGCTTTTGCCCGGTCGGCGTAGTCAAGCAGTCCCGCAATGTCCCGCCGGAACAGAAAATCGCAATCGCAAAACAAGGCCCAGCCGGTATACCCCGCGAGGTATGGAGTAAGAAACCGCGTAATGCTGAACTCAGTAGACGCCTTCGCATCGAATCCACGCCAATAGACACCCTGCTTGCGCAGCTCGTACTGCTTTATCGGAACGATTTCTAAAGGAATCGAAGCCGTCGTCTGCAAAGATTTTTCACATACTTGATACGCAGCATCTTCGCGACTGTCGTATCCAACAAATACTTTAAGCATTTAAGAAAGCCTCTTTACGCGCCGGCCCCTTGTAGTGCAGCACCTTCGGTACTTGATTGGGTAATCGCCTGTCGGGCAGGCAGGCGTACTCGCTCTCCTCGATCTCGCCAACCAGCTCCGGCAGTAGCATGTGCGAGTACACCTTCAGAGCCTCTTGATCGCCATACCACTTGCGTAGCGGCTCGTCCATGAACCCCATCAGAATCGCCATGCACTTCCACGCATGATAGTTACTGGTCATCGTCATACACCCAAGGTACGGGTACAGCGTACCAAGCGGAATGCCGTGGTACTTTTTGAATGCACCGTCCCGCTGCTCCCCGTTGAACCCCGCATCGCGATCAAACGAGCGACGACAAAACATAACTTCGCGCTCACCCAATACCGCAGCCGGTGAGAACGGAAGTACGAACAGCATGTCCGTGTCAATGTACGCGGCCGGCTGCGTGATCCTTGCCTCTGCAAATGCCTTCGTTCGCCAGTACATGATCTGCTCGTAGTTACCCTGCGAGTACTTGTAATCGTCTACGCCAGGTACCTGCGGAGTCGCATCATCGGTGCACATCGTGACCTGCGAATCCGGCATCACTTCCTTCAGTGACTTCACCATCTTCGTCGGGAATGTGATGTCAGCGCCAACGTGAAAGAATACAAAACGATTCACGCTTCTTCCTCCAGCATTTCTTTAATGATAATCACAGATGAAGTCGCCGACTGATCCTTGTACTTGAGCATCGACTCCGCTGCCAGTTGCAGGGTCTGCTTGCGAATCAGAACGGCCAGCTTGCAGATGATCTGCGGGTTTGTCTTCGGTGCTAACGCACCAGACAGATCGTATGCAGCAGCCATCTTTTCAACAAACTCCCAGTTGAAAACATCCAGCTCCCCGGTTGGCCCGATCTTGCACCAAACCTCCTCCGGGTTTTCCACCACTTGAGGCTTCTCCATGTAATCAAACTCGCTCATTTCGTATCCTTCCTTATGACTAGCATCTGGGGGTAGTAACTCAACTCTTTGACCGGACCTCGTGCATCAACTACGCGCATCAAAGTATCCATCAAATCCAAGATACTGCGCCGGTCGTTCACCGCGTTTGGATCAAAGTGGCTGCGGAACTGCTCAGTGTACGCCTTATTATAGGTACACCGCAGATCCTCAATTACGTAGTACCCGCCGGGTCTCACCCAATCCCAGCAGTTCTCAAACATCGCAACGATCTGCTCCGAAATGTGCGAAGCATCGTCAATGAAAATGTCAAAGCAAAAGTCCGGCGCTTCCATCTTCGCTGGGTCGTCAATCACAATGTTCACGTTATGCAAGTTCTCGCATAACCCCGCGCACTCCGGGCGGATGTCGTAGCCGTAGATCGTAGAGCCTGGAAGGTAATTCGCGAATGCCCGCAGGCTCGCGCCGCATGCAATCCCCGCTTCAGCAATCATAAAGTCGCAGTCCGCTCGAGGAAGATCCTCTGCGCGAATCAGCCGGTCGATGAGGCGCTCGTACACATCAGTGTATCGGTGCTTGATCGTGCCCTTGTCGCTGCCGTATAGATCGCACAGCCCGGTCAGCGTCATCTCCCGTAGGTTCACCTCGCCCGTGTTCGGCAAGTACTCTTCCGGCTTGACGGTATCCAGATACCGACGAACGCCGCCCCTCGACATCGGATCAATCATGCTTCCTCCTGCGTGCGAAAAACATAATGAACATACCGGCTGCTACGCCAGCGGAGAATTGCCAAGGAAGAACGGTAATTAGCCAGATCACCAGTGCTATTGGAAGAATGGTAAGTAGGAACATCAAAAACAAAACAAACATGATGCCGCGCAGTGTGGGCGGCGGGGATTCTCTAGCCGGCATTACTGCTCCCCCTCGCACGGATGGCTTGCATTTAGCCGGTTATTTGGCCGGTTATTTGGCCGGTTATGGCCGGTCATGACTTTTTGACCCCCTGTGCGAGAGCGAAAAACTTCTCCAATTTCTGCACTGTGATATGCGTGCTGCTCGTTCCGAATACGATCCCGGCTTTCTCGGCAAGTTTGATCAC